GTCTTTATCATCGGTGTGCCAACCATAACACCGTACACGGACTCTTCCGAGTTGTATAGGGTCGTTACGGTCCTCCACGACACCGAAAAACCATGTAAAATCATTTCTGCCTAGGAAGTTGTTCATCTTCCACCTTTTCTACATACTTTAGAAAACTTAAAAGGCCATTTTTCAATGTCTCTTTTTGCTTTTCTTTTTCTTCTACCCAATCACTCAGATGATCAATGCTTTGGCTTGAATCTGATTGTGTTACTTGTTGTTCTTCTTGTGATTCTGTTTTTAGGTAGTTGTCCTGCTGGTGTAGCATCTTCAATGACCTCTTCAACTGCTGGTGCAAGGGGAATCTGTACTTCAGGCTCTACAATTTCTTGTAGTACTTGTGGTACAGATGCCTCTTCAACTACTGGTGTTGGTTCTACAATTTCTTGGAGAACCTGTGGTTTTTTATTTCTAGGGGATCCTGGTAGTGGCATTGTTTACTCCTTTGGTTCGTCAATAGCCTTTAGTGCGGTTTCAGGAACATTGTCCTTGATCCACTGATAGATTTGCTGTTGGACAGATGCTTCTCTTCTGAAACGCTTGCCCTCTTTCTTCAAATTAATATATGTGAAATCCTTCACAACAATATTGCCCGCTGAGGTCTTAATTGGCTTTCCGTCTTTGTCTGTCCATGGAATAGTATTTTCTCTATTGTTCAGAATTACGTTGACGGCACCATTAACACCTCTTGGCATCTTACCTTTAATAATATCTGACATTGTTGATGATGCACCCTCATGCGTCTTCAACAAAATGTCTCCTGGTACAACCCTACTACGATTAGCATTATTCTTCACCGCTGTATGATAGTCTGTAAGTACCCATGTAATATGTATGTTCTCTGGTTTATAGCCTGCCGATCTAAGTTGTGGCAGAACACTTGTAATATCACTAATATCTTTTAGTGTAATATCAAAGATGATATTTGGCAGTGTACCCTTTGATGCGGCGCCTGAGCGTACTAAGTCGTCCAACATTACTTTTAGTGTGTTCTCTTTAATACCGGCCTTCTTTACAAACATATGCAACTTAAAAACATCTTTAGGCTTACGCAAGTCTAGACCACGAATCTCTGGGTACTTTTTCTTCAATTCGTCAATTTTTTGAAATGCTTTCTTCCACTCATCTACATCACGAATCTTAAACTTATCGCCTTCCATAAAGTTGCTGATAGCAAAGCCTTTGCCTGATCCAGCGCCGCCAGCTAAGAAAACAATCTGACCATATCTCTTGCCCTGATTGTACATGATGAGTTTTTCATCTAGTTGCTGAAACAACTTCTGTGTAAAATATTCTTTTAGTCCTAGTATCATTTCTTAAACCCTGTGTCTTTACAGCATTCAAACACTGTTACAAATGTTTCTTTATCGAATTTATGTCTCAACGAGGTAATCAAATGTTTACCTGTCATATATTTATCTTCTCTCTGGCCATCTTCTGTAGTACTAGCCACAGGTATACTCAAGAACACCACATCACCAACATTCAATTCAGAGTTGCCGTGTACTGCAACCTCAAGAGTTTTATTATAGAGATGATGATGATAGCCTCTCTTAAATGCTTTCATTCTTTCAGATGACTTAGGTCTTACAACCTCTTCATTGAACATAGGCAGTTGATCATGCTGAAATCTTGTTGTAGTCAGGTCAATCACTGCATCTTTACTTGAGTTTCCTGGTATATGAAAATCTTGCAGTTTACTAAATTTATTATGCACACTAGCATAACTGTATGTTCTCTCAATAGACTTCTTTCGTAGAGGATCAATCAAAATACTTCTAGAGCCATACAATCCACTAACCATATTATCAAGCATGTCTGCATCCCTTAAAATCTCAAACGAAATAATCTTGAATGCATCTGTAAACGGTGCGTCTGCTTTTTTGCCACCTTCGTGATAATTAGATGGCTCATACTGATACGTTGCTTTGATATCTTGTTCAACTAGATTTGCAATATTTCTAAAGTTAAAACCATGGGTATCTTCATAAAATACAAAATAAGAACCAAGTTTATCGCTTGTCGCTTCGGTTCTAAAAAACTCAATAGCACTACTAACTGTCATTCTCGGTATAACAAACTTGTGCAGACCTTTTGTGGTATCAACCGTTATTTTTTTCTTTATTGCAAAGTTCACTTGGCTTATATCTGTGTAAGTCTTTTTGATCGCCTCACTCTGATAAAATTCTTTGATCAGGCTAGTCATCATTTTTTCGATTGTATTGCCGTTATCGCCACCATAACTCCGTGAAATCTTTTTATCGACTGTAGCAAAGGTTTCTAATGATACTCCCTCAATGATAAATACTTCAATCTTTTCATCAATTCGCTTTCTATTGTCGATGCTGTTTACAACAAACAAATGCTTTTTGATGTTATTCTCTTCTGATGGTGTTCTATATTGCAAAAGAATTACTTCTGAACCAGCCAAGCCACCAACTTCATTATTAACAGGCTTTATAGCATCAATCAAACCTGTAGCATCAGACATAACAATTTCGCATGTAAGATTCTTATCATACAAGTTTTGAAATATGCTTATCTCAAGCATAAGTTCTGTGATATCAAACATCTGCCCTGATCTTGTAATCAGAGTTAATTGTTTTAGTTCAATATCACCAGCGTTTCTGTAACCCTCATTGGCCATATTATGTATCCTGTAGTATTGTCTCTACTTCATCAATTGCTTGTGAGACATATCTAGGCTCTAGTAAGCGAATTTGTTTTCGTTCTTCATTTCTTTTGACTTCAAAATCGTATGCACTTTCAATTCTTCTCACATTGGCAGCAAGTGAATTGTATGTGGTCAGATCAACAGCCAGTTCTACCTTTTCCAATCGTGTGCCAATATTGAGTACTTTAGCCTCTCTGATAATCTTGTAGTAATTCTTGACTGTAGATTGGGCGGATGACAGACTGCCGTATTTACCAATAATGAATCTTCTAAAGTCATTACCAAATAAAGGCCAATCAAAAAATGGATCAATGATATCATTATAGTGTAATACAATCCATGCATAATTAGCATTGCCATAAAACTTCTCAGCGATTATGTCTGGTCTATCACCATCTTGTATACTATACTCATAAAAGATATCTGCACGATCTTGCAAAACATCCCTTACCTTAAATCTACGGAGAATGTTCGTTACTTGTGTCTTACTACCCGTGTTTCGTAAGTCGTGAAATGTATCTGGAAAATATGAAAAATATCCTGCCATTAGAATGATCCTTCTGTGCTACTCATATCTGTATATCCGCTTCATACTCAATCTCATCGAATCCATTTCTAGTAAGGATTCTTGTCTCTTGGAAAGACATAGTAATATCAATAGAAACAGGAGCACCAGTTGTTTCATAAAAGGTTGGCACTCCTTCACCATTATAGTTGACAGATAGTCCTGTCATAACGGATGTCCCGATATCATATAAATAAGGCTTTATCTTGTCTGCAAATTCGATTGTAAATTCGTCAGGGTACTTAAATGCGAGTCCTGCTCTCTCTGTGCCAAATTCATATTCTGGAAGCATGTACTTCTTCATTACATTGATAAGTAACTTCAGCCTATCACTTTCTACCTGATTTTTAGCAATGAATTTATATTGAAATTGGTGTGTTCTGAAATCTACACCTTGAAATACTACAGCCATATGTGGATTGATAGCAAGTCCTTCATTCTGAACAAAACCAGTAGCAACTCCTCCAAGACCTCCGGCTGCCAATGCACCACCAAGTAAGCCAGCCCCACCGATAGCACCCGTAACAGCGGCCCCGGCAGCACCAATAGCCGCTGCCTTTGTAACTGCATCACTTGTATCATTCTTAAAGGCATTTTTTGCTGCCACAAAAGAATTTGAAATTGCTTCTCCAGCATCTCCTAAAGCGCCTTTTAGTTCTGTACCACCAATAGAGCCTTGAGACATAGCACCTAAAACCCCTAGCGATTCGTTTGAATAGCCTGCGGCATATTCTACACCAAGATTCGATGGAACTGGTAGTACGATACTGTGAAAAATACGAGTTGTGCCTTCATTCTTTTGACTTGGTCTGCGTCTTTTGACAACATTATAAATCATGTAATGTTCATCATCTAAGTCCATAGGATAAATGATTGGATGATTTATTTTACCACCCTGAGGCCTGTAGAGTTTTGCTAAAGGCCCTCTAGTGACGTTTCTGTTTACGACACGATTTTGAAGTTCTCTAAAATTTAAACTGCCTGAAATCCCGTTTGGGCCAGCAGATAAAGAGTACGCTCCAGTACCACCAGACGCATCTAGTGTGCCTGATACAGTAACTTGCTGTCCTCTAGTGTTTATTGTTGGTTTCTTAAATATTGACATCTAAATATCCATATGGCTTATAAAGGTAAATTTCGTCCAAAGCATCCTAAAAAATATCGTGGAGATCCTACAAAGATTATTTATCGTTCTTTGTGGGAACGAAACTGTATGCGCTACTTTGATGATAATCCAAATGTATTGAAATGGTCATCTGAAGAAGTTATCGTTCCGTATAAGTCGCCACTTGATGGTCGCTATCACCGTTACTTTCCTGACTTTCTTATCCGTATTAAGAATAAGCAAGGTCAACTTGAAACTATTATGATTGAAGTGAAGCCTTTCAAGGAGACTAAAGAACCAAAACCACAAAAGCGTTTGTCTAAGAACTATTTATACGAAGTAAAAACGTGGAGTATAAATAAGAGTAAATGGGAAGCGGCGATTGAGTTCTGTAAAGACAGAAAATGGAAGTTTATGATTATTACCGAAAAAGAATTAGGAATTAAGTACTAATGGCAACAGTTTTTGATGATCTATTGCTCAGAGGTGTTCGTTCTGGTGAAGCTCCAGCACGAACTCAAGCATCTAGAGATTGGTTCAGACAACAAGCACGACAGACACGAGGCGCAAGACCTACAGAAATTTCTAGGGATAGAGATCGTCTGGTAAATCGTGCGGGCATTGGTCGAATGTATTTCTTTTTCTACGATCCAAAAACTAAAGCGGATCTACCATACTACGATACATTCCCACTCATCTTCAAAGTGGCAAATACAAAAGGTGGCTTTTACGGCATCAATCTACACTATCTGCCATACAAACTTAGGGCTAAGTTGATGGACTCTCTGTATGAAATATCTAATAATAAAAAATATGATGATACAACGAGAATCACATTATCATATAGATTATTAGACAGTGCGTCTAAATATAGATACTTCAAACCTACGTTCAAAAAATATTTGAATAGTAATGTTCGTTCAAGGTTTATAGAGATTAATCCATCAGAATGGGACATCGCATTGTTTCTTCCAGTCGAGAGATTTGAGAAAGCAAGCAAGTCACAAGTCTGGAAAGATAGTAGGAATATGATTGCATGACTTTCAATGCTCAATCAATTATCGCATCACTCAATAAATCTGGTGTTGCAAAGGCTTCACATTTTGAAGTTCAGATCACTGGCGTTGGTGCTACTGATCTAGAACGTGATATGATGTTTCGCTGTGATAGCGCCGAACTACCTGGGCGCACTATCACATCCGCAGAACATAGAATCTATGGACCAATTCAAAAGATTCCATATGGTTCACTTACTGGCGATTCAAATCTCACATTTCTTCTTAGTGAAGACTTGAGAGAAAAGGAATATTTTGATCAGTGGCAATCTAAGATAGCGGGCGTTAATACCTTCGGTCAAGGCCGTTCAAAGTATAATGTAGATTACTACGACACTATCACGGGCCAAATCATTATTCGTCAGTATGGGGAAGCAGGCCAACTAAGTAGTATTCACACTCTACTCGAAGCATATCCACTATCAATAGGACCAGTGGCAATGGCGTGGAGTGATGATACTATAGCAAAACTAACAATCACATTTGCATTTAAAGATTATAAAGTGGTGTATAATCGTTCAAATCAACCAGGTCTTGGCCAATCATTTGGCTTCTCGTTTGGCCCTGGAGGGTTTGCGGCTTCAGC